ATGTACAAGGTCTCCGATCGCGACGGTCTGTATGTAGCCGTGCTGATCTCAGGCACCATCTCGTTTCGTTACGATTACCGCATCAACGGCCGTCGGGAGACGCTGGTTATCGGTCAGTATGGTCGTGACGGTATCACGCTGGCTGAAGCCAGGGATGAACTGATAGCGGCTAAAAAGCTGCTGAACGCAGGCCAGTCGCCGGCTGCGGCGAAGCGTGACGGTATCAAACGGATCCGCGGCGCCGAAACATTTACGGTACATACCGACGCCTACATGAAACATGTGGTCCTGGCTGACAGTACGCGGGCTATGAAGCAATCAGTAATCGACAGGGATATTCTGCCTGTTCTCGGAAACAAAATGATGTCCGAGATAACGACCCCTATGGTGCGTGATCTTTGCGATCGCATAGTCGAGCGCGGCGGCCGCGCGACGGCAGTTCAGGCGCGTGAAATCATCAGCAGCGTTTACCGGTACGCCAATGACCGCGGGCATGGGTTATTCAACCCGGCCGCAGATATCAAACCTTCAGCGATCGCCATGTTTAAACCGCGTGACCGTTGCCTGCAGCCTGAAGAAATCGGCGTGCTGTTCAGGTCGCTCGATACCGTCAGCACTTTGCCAACCTTAAAACTGGCTGTGAAGCTCATCCTGATCACGATGGTGCGCAAAACCGAGTTCATCATGGCGACGTGGAAAGAGGTGGATTTCAGCAAAGGAACCTGGACGATCCCATCTGACAGGATGAAGGGGAGCCGGTCGCATGTCATCTACCTTCCGCATCAGGTACAGGATCTGATGGTAGGCCTGCAGATGTGTGCCGGCGGGAGTGATTATCTGTTGCCAGGTCGCTACAGCACCAGTAAGCCGTTATCCAATGCCGCTCTTAACTCAGTCATCGATCGCGCGGTTGCTGCTGCAGCGGATGCCGGGGAGAACCTGCAACCTCTAACAGTGCACGACCTGCGGCGCACAGCGAGCACGCTTTTGCATGAAGCGGGATTCCCGTCAGACTGGATAGAGAAGGCGCTGGCGCATGAACAGAAGGGCGTGAGGGCGGTTTACAACAAGGCCGAGTATTCCCGGCAGCGGGCCTACATGCTGCAGCAGTGGGCAAATATGGTTGATGCATGGATAAACGGGGAGCATTACGACCTGGTGCCGTTCTCCCCGTCTGCATTTGAAAAGTGGATGAATGAACAATAGTCCGCCCGGAGGCGGCTCATTGTGTCGCCTTCGAAGAATTCTCAAAGAGTCCGCGCAGGAACTTAACCATCGCGTTTGCAGAATCCCGCTGTTCACGGTAGCGCGCCGCTTCTCTCTGCAGGTGAATGATCTCACCATTCCTCTGGTTGATAATGGCGCGCGCCTCTTCGAGTTGTCGTATCAGCGAGGCCTCTTCGGCAATGTTCATGCGGCCTCCGTCTTCACTACCGGCACTGCGCAGCCTGGCAGCAACTCAACCGCCGGCGCCGTGCACTGGTTGCCCCACACGTCGAAACCGTGAGACGACTGGCGGGCAAAGAGCTCAATGCGCGGGACATCGCCAAGCAGCTGCACCAGTTTCTCGCGGATAACGTCTGGTTTGCGCGAGTTCTCCAGGCGCGGCGCCGTGACATGCTGGCAGATTGAGGCATCCATGCGGGCAGGTAGTTTCCCGCGCACCGCAAACAGGCAGTCTTCGCTGTTCGCCCGGGTCATATGTCCCATGCCGATCGCACTGTTCCCTTTATGCTTGTTCGTCTTGTGCCAGGTGAATCCCTTCATTGTCATCAGGCGGAATCCCCAGGCTTCCATGACTTTCAGCGCCTCTACCGGCTGAGTCGGTACCCACCACATAGCCAGAAGGCAATCGTCGGCGGCGAGCTCCCATACTGGCAGCCTGCAGATATCCAGCACATTCATCACCGGGTATTTGAAACCGGCGCCGCGGTCACCGTCGGCTGCCTTGTCGCGGTATGCCCATGGCGGATCCGCATAAATCAGGGTGTATTTTCCGCTCATGCTACACCGCCTTCAACGCGCTTGAACTCGATCACCCAGACCCATGGGTTAGCGCGCCAGCTGTCAGCGCCGTAGATTGATTCCCATAGCAGTTGAAACGCTCGTACAGGATGTTGCGCATTTACGACGCCAGGAATGCCGAAATCGGAGTGTGAACATGTCGTCAGGTTCTGGATTCCTTCTCGCATAGCATCGACATCGTGTATTGAATTAAGGCGCTCCACGCGCACGCCGGTGATTTCCAGCAGAATGCGGCTGGCCCAGCGCGGCATGTGGATAGATGGTCGCCATCCATGACGCAAATTGTCGTCGGCGTCTTGATATTCAGGTCTATGTCCGCCGTCAGCGGCATACTGGCAGAATTCTGGCTTTTCGAATTTCGAGCTATCTTCGAGGTATTCATCCATCTGTTCGTAATTGAATAACGGCACCTGAAATGTTTCCCGCACCCAGATGCGATCGCCTGGCTTGCCAAATGCGCTGTTGAGATAGTTTCCTGCCGAAAGCTCACCGGCCAGTTCATTGCCAGCCAGCTCGCACCCAAGGTTTTTATCATGTACAGGGAATTTTACTGGGCGCCGCGTCTGCGTCTTCCGGCCGTCGAGCAGCGCCTGCACCATCTCAGCGTTGAAAATCATTCCGCGTTCTTTCATGCTGCCACCTTCTTGCTATTCAGTTGCTCCGCCAGGCGCTGAGCCTTCAGCGGGTTCTGGATAACCTGGCCGCCCGGCGCCAGCCAGCCACGCCGCACGGACGAATAAACCAGCGTGATACTGCCTACGCGAATGCTGTCGTGTGGGTTAGTCATAAATCACCCCGGCGGTGGCGCAGATCCCGGCATAGCATCCCTGGCGAAGCCGGTTCCCGCGGCCAATGCACTGATCGCGGCGTATAGCGATACGGGCCCGCTCAACCTCGCCAGTGGCCGCATCCATGCACTCAAGCCAGAGGCGAGCGGCCAGGCGGTACTGGCCTTTGTTCTCGCGAGCAATAGCGCGCTGCTCGATCTCCATTGCCGCCGGCGTTACGGCGACAAGAGGGGGCGCTTTGCGTTGCGAGACATAATCCGCGTGGTATTTTTCCATCCGATTCATCGTATCCAACCCTCTCGAAAAATGACCGCCAGCAGGAACAGCCAGGCGGATACGGCGGCCAGGTACAGAAACCATCCTGACCACCTTTCCCAGTACCTCGCCAGCGACGTCACGCCGCATTACCAACCGGGCGAAATACTCGTTGCTCAAGCGGAGGCTTTTTTCCAGCAAACTCCGTTGTACCGTTCTGCTGACGTTCATCCAGCCAGCGCTCGATCTCTTCGCTGTTCCAGGCACAGCGCTTGTCTGTGATCCAGAAACGCTTAGGGAACTCCCCGTTTTTCTCCATGCGGTCGATAGTGCTCATCGATACAGGCACCACCGCCAGCAGTTCCTTTTTGCCTAATGCACCTTTCATCGTTACCTCTCTTTTTTCAGTGCGGCGCCGGGCGCGCCGCGGTGGTGATTACATAGGGATTTGATTCAGCTCTTCGCGGCGGATGCTGTAGACGTCGGTAGCTTTAGCCAGACGCTCATCATCGTTAGCGAGCTTTTTGGCAACGTATTTGTAAGCGTTGTCCAGGTCCTTCAGCGTGTTGTAGTTCATCGCTGCGTCAGTGAAAGCGCACAGAATTTCTTCAGGATCGCGGTCGTCGCTGCTCTTTGGTTTCTCTTCCGCCGGTTGTTCAGGCTTCGTGTTGATCAGCTTATTCATGCCGGATGCAGTCGCTGGTGTTGGCGTAATATCGCGCTCAACACGCGGTGCTGCTTCCTGCAATTCGTCAGGGGTGTAGACGCCGAGAATCACGTCAGGGCAATACAGGCGGGCCCATCGCTTAACTCCCAGATATGCGAGTTGTTGCTTTGGATCGCTGCCCCATAAAGTTGAGTTACGAACCTGGGCCTGGGTAAGTAATAGGTCCAGTACTCGAGGCTCACTTTCACCTTTCAGCGTTGCCCAGACCTTTACCCCGCACCCTTTTTCATCCGTTGCTGACCATCCAGCCGCCAGATACTTTTTCCCTTTGTCGTTTGTTTTTTCGATGAACTTTCCGATCACGTTTTCCCATGGGCCGAACCATTCAAAGTGAACGCGATCCTTTGTTGGCGCCATTGCGGTGATGGCTGCATTTACCAACTGCGCTTCATAACCCAGCGCGCCGTTAATGACGTGGGTTTTTTGCGCTACAGCGAAAGGGTTCATTCCCCACTGTGCAGCCTGCATTGCTACAGCCATACAGTCTGCCGGCTTCCCTGCAAGATGCGCCGGAACAGTAACCCTGCTCTGAGCCATCAGCTCAGCAAAGCGCACTAACTGGTTGATGCCTTCCGGGCTGAAGATAGCCGCGGCGGTGCCGACGGTAGCACCAGGCTGAGAAGTGATTGCGATATCGTTGCTCATACGTACATATCCTGTTTGCGTGCCCACTCAGGGCGTTTAATAACTTCAAATCCACCCCAGTCGCCTGTTTCGCGGCACTGGTGATAGGTATTCAGATCCCGGCGGTAGAGCGCATGCCCTGTGTCCACGTCCTGCGCATCCAGTTCGAACACCCGCACCGGGTAGCGGCCGCAGTCAATGGTTTCGCTCACTGCCAGGAAGAAGAATCCATGCGGATCGCCAGTGGTCTGCTGCGCACCTTCGCGGTACATCGCATCCTGTACGTGGTACCGGAATTCCTCAATGTGGCGCGAGAAACGCTCCATATCGGCAACCTTCTTCACGTCCAGCAGGACAGGGTGATTCTTCAGGCGCTTGTCCGGGCGTATGCGGCACAGCTCGCCAGTCTCCGGATCCGTCCAGTAGTGGGATGCTTCGCAGAATCCTTCCGCCTCAAGCAGCCAGCGCGCTGCAGGGTGCGCCATTGCGCTATCACGCATCAGCTTCAACTGACGATCCTGCTCCGCCTCCATAACTGTTTTCCCGCTCCCCTCGCAATCCTTCATGAAAGCCGCTTCATCCGCTTTCCCCTGGTTTGTTCGGCGGTTAAAGGGAGGCGCCACGATGAAGCGCTTTTCAAACTCTTCCGGCTCCAGAAGCAGGCAGTGCAGAGCCGTCCCCATATCCAGAGCTTTCAGCTTTTCGGTATCGACCGGTGCTGATTTCTGCCACTGCAGAAGGGCCGGGCTCAACGCCACCATATCCAGCTGCGACTTACTCACGCCGTCGCCGGCGTGGTAGTCCTCGTTGCTGATGTCGAAGTAAATGCCTGGCTTCATGCCGCGTTCCTCGCCGTATCCAGTTGGTCAGCCAGATCCCACCTGGCAATGATGCCGGTGAGTTCCCGCTGATACGCGGCCAGGCATTCTTCAAACTCAGAGCTCATCATCAGCTCTTCCAGGATCTCGCTGCGCACGCCTTTGCGCTCCAGTTCGTAGAATGGCTTTTGCAGCTGATGGAACTTGATTGCGTCGATAAGCTCGACGTGGCGCTCGTACAGCATCTGGTTAAGCTGGTAGTCGCCATCGATGTTGTTCATGATTTTTTTCAGGTTGTTAATCTGCTGAATGTTCACTTGCTCACCCCCATACCCATTTCCGTTTTTGCTGCCAGTTTGCTGACGAATGCCCAGCTGATTGCTTCCGGCAGCGTGCGAAACTTCCAGCTCATCAGCCCGCATGCCGTAACGCAGTACCAGCCGTTAATGATTTGCCATTGCATACACACCTCACTATTACCATTTGGTAAATATCAGGGGTATGAGAAAACCACCCGTTGGTGGATTTCTGGTAATTCAACGCCCTGTTGTTACCGTTAAGGTAATAATCTGATCAATTTATGGTTGTGTCAATAGATTTGATGAGGAAAAGTTTACCATTTTGGTAAGTGCATGAGGCGCGGGGAGTTATCCCACTGGCAGGAGTAACAGGTAGGTTAGAGGTTACTGGTTCTGGCTGACGATGAACTTGATGAAGGCGGCGATCTTGTTTTTCTCTTCCTGCGGCAGCCCGGCGTATTCATGGTGGTCATAGTCGATCAGACCAGCATTACCAGGCGGCAGGATCAGCTCATATGCATCGCGGCCGAACGCCCTGGCGATAGCCGACAGTACGCCAATGCTGGTGGAGCCTTCGCAGTTCAGGATGCGATTTACGGTCGCCTGGCCGATGCCGGCCGCTTCCGAAACCTTTTTCTCTGAGTTCAGATCTGGATGCTGTCCCATCCATACACCCAGGGTAAACGCTGCCTGCTTTTCCACACTCCATTCCTGCGGGTCGATAATCTCCGGCAGCGTCGGGGTATCTGACAGATGGTCGATATCCAGCCAGAACCGACCTTTCCCGGCGAACGACTCGATCTCGCGTGCCGCGTTGGCGCCGATATTTTTTGTCCCCTTGCTCCACCTGTTAACGAGGTTAGCTGATTTTTTGATTCTCTCGGCAAACCGGAGTTGCGTGTTATCGAAATCCTTCCGGATTATCTCATTGAGGTTGTCGCGTCTTATGTCGTAGATGCTTTTCATTTCTATTTTTTTAGCCTGAAATTGTTACCTAACTGATTAAATTTAATAGAATATTACCATAAAGGTAAACTTACCAAAAAGGTAACAGTCATTGATTTTTACACCAGATTGGTAATAATCAGGCTGTCTAAAGTTAGTCCGGGACTAAAAAAATATGAGCGATGTGCAAAAATTTGACTTCAAACGCTGCTGGCTCGACCTCTCTCCGGCAGAGCGTGAAGAGTTCGCAAGTGACGCCGGCACGACCAGCCACTACATTCAGGTTCACCTGACTGGCCGTAGAAGAATCCCACGTAAACCTCTGTTAGAAAGACTGTTTAAAGCCTGCAAATCCCGTAAGTGGATCTCCGCAAAATCCGACCTGGTCCTCTGGTTCCACGAACGTTAATCCTCAAAACTCACCCGCGCCGCCACCCCCAGGCGGCTTCTGCCTCTCCCTGAATACCAATCTGGTAATAATTATCCAAATACGGTTGATCTTTTTTTGGCTTGCTGCAAAATTACCGTAACCACAACCAGAGTGAGACAGGAACTATGGAGATCATTACTCGCGTCGAAGCGGCAAAGGCAGGACTAAAGCGCTACTACACCGGTAAGCAATGTAAGCACGGCCATGACAGTGAGCGATGGGTATACAACGGGCATTGTGTCGAATGCACCCTCGAGACTAACCGCCGCCGCCATGCTGAGATAAAACGGCTAATGCATGAGGCCTCAAGAGGTAATGCCGTGGAGGTGATCTGATGGCCCGCATTCGCACCATTAAGCCCGAGTTCTGGACCGATGAAGACATGGCAGAGGTATCAGAACCAGCCTGCTTGCTGGCTATTGGTCTGCTTAATTACGCAGATGATGAAGGCTATTTCAATGCAAACCCGAAGCTTATCAAAGCTGCAGTTTTCCCTATCAGAGAACCATCCGTTCCTATTCCGGTACTAATACGTGAGCTTTCCAACTGTGGTTATTTATCCATGTTTTCCACCCCTGATGGCAAGCATTTTGGGGTCATAACGAATTTCCTTAAACATCAGGTAGTGAATAAGCCAAAAGAAAGCAAAATCAAAGGTTTACCACTAGTACCGTATGAGTACGGTACTGATACGGTACAAGTACCATTAGGAATGGATCAGGGATCAGGGATCAGGGAAATAAAAACCCCTCTCTCTGCGCGCGAAGTAATTCAAGTCCCTCCGGTTGTCGTTGATGGTATCGGAGAGCCAATTGGCAAATTCACCATGCATGAAAACTGGAAGCCGTCAGAGGACTTTGTCATGCGCGCCAGAACATGGGGCCATGCGCTACCAGCTGACGGTTACAGGAAATCAGACCTGATCGAATTCATCACCTACTGGATGGCAGAAGGCAATGTGATGCAACACGTGCAGTGGGAGCAGAAGTTTGCTCGGCTGCTGATGAACAGGAAAAAAAGAGCGGCAGGAAAGCGCGGTGAAAGCTCTGACGATGAAGTACCACACTGGAACAGCCCTGAAGGCTGGAAGGATTTCTTATGAGTAACGTATTCGCAGCAATTCAGAATCGTGATGCCGGCGCCCTGGCTCGCATGATGGGTCCGGACAATCACCAGGCTCAGCAAGACAATGTTGTGAACATCAGCGCAGAGAGACTTGTCGATGCCCTGTTTAAACAGCTCAAGCAACTGTTTCCGGCAGCAGAGCAGACCAACCTTAAGACCGCACAGCAGGAGACCGACGCTAAGCGCCAGTGGATCGCCGCTTTCGCCGAAGGTGGTATCCGTACCCGCGAGCAGGTATCAGCAGGAATGCGCCATGCCCGTACCAGTGAATCACCGTTCTGGCCGTCCCCTGGTCAATTCATCAAGTGGTGCAAAGACAGCAAGATGGTACTTGGCGTGAGTATCGAAGATGTGATGGGGGAGTTTCACCGCTACGCCAAAGAGAAAAGCCTACAGCCTGGCGGACCAGAACAATTCCCGTGGCGCCACCCTGTCATGTACTGGATTGTGTGCGATACCAGGCGCGCGATGTACCAGCGTCAGTTGAGTGAGATTGAGGTTGAGAAACATGCGCGTAAGCTTCTGGACGAATGGGCATCGAAGGTCGCGGCAGGGCATCAGATACCCGATCCGATTCTGAGCATCCAGGCGAAGCCAGAGCCTATAAGCACCCCTCCAGACCCCGGTGGCAATACCTACCATCCACCAGGTCGAAGTTTCGGATGCATGCCTAACGCGGCGACACTCGGAGGTATAACCCCGGCACAGTGGCTGATGGAGGAATACCGGCGAGGGAAGGCAGCAGGACTCATCAAGTAATACCAGCGCGGGAGCGCATTTTTTTACGCCTTAATGTTTACCAAAAGGGTAATAAAATATGCGCAAGACTATTGATATTGATCCGTTTATGGTTATAAGTTACCAATAAGGTAAAAATCATGCGAAAGACACTACAGGCACTTGGCCGGCTTAAAGCGGGCCAGATGAACAAAACCGAAACGGCGTATGCGCAAGAGCTTGAACTGCGTAGGCGCTACGGGGAAATCGCCTGGTACCGGTTCGAAGGCATCAAGCTGCGTCTGGCTGACAACACGTTCTACACGCCTGACTTCGCCGTGATGCTGGCAAACGGCCAGATGGAATTGCATGAGGTGAAAGGGTTCTGGACTGACGATGCCAGGGTGAAAACCAAAGTCGCAGCCGACCAGTACCCATTCCGGATCATCGGAGTAACGAAGCTCCCGGCAAAAGCCGGCGGCGGGTGGAAGGTCGAAGAGTTCTAAAACAACGATCTTCATTGATATCAATTGAATCAATAAGTTAAACGGGTAAGCGGGGGTAAGTATGGAATTAGATCCAGATTGCTACAGCAAATACACACTGCGCTGGTTTGCGGCTGCAGTCGATGTTGCCGGTTGGGTTGCAGTAGTCGCTGTGACCTGGGGCGTATGCATGATGATCGAGTGGGTGACGGCATGAACATCGAAACAGTAAACGAGATCATCGCTTCCCTGGAGAGCGCAGGCGAGCTGTCGATCAGAGAGCAGAAGTTCCTGAAGCTGGCTAAAGCACATGTGCAGCTGGCTGCGGAGAATGTGACGCTGAAGTCGTATAGAGACACACTCGACGAAATTAAAAGCAGTCTTGTTGGTGGCGGACATGGCCATATGGCAAAAGCTGATATGCAGGCTCAGGGCGCTTTACTGGATGTAATTTTCGATGCATTCGACGATATCGAAACCCCCGCAACCGATCGCATCGTAGCCGAAGCCGAGGCGCGCGGGGTTGAGAAGGCTATCGTTCACCTGGAGAAAAAATTCAGCAATATCGCCGTTCAGATTATGAATCTGCAATGGTTGGCGGATTCGCTGCGCGAGGGGGCCAAATGATCACCGGGACCACGAATTACGATGAAGTTCCTGATGTTCGTTGCACCTTGTGCGGCGGTTATTACAAAGCCGACGATCCGGAAAGTCACGAATGCGATGAAGAAGCCCATGACGAAATTGAGTGTGATATCTGCGGTTTCAAAAGTACTGACCCGGACGGCGCTCACTACTGCTGCGAGGATAACTCCGATGACTGATATCACCGAACTGGCGCAGAGAGAGAAATTCGAAGCGTGGGTTATTACTCAAATCTGCATTTCCAAGATAACGCTGGAAGGTCTGCGCACTCCTGATGGATACCGTAACAGCACGTTATCTGGCAGGGATTACAACCTCATGTGGAATTTATGGAAAGCGGCTGGCGCTGAACTGGTAGAGGCACTTGAATCAGAGAAACGTATTTGCGCAACGTGGAGAAAAACAGCTGAGGCTAACAGCGAAAAGCTGGAGAAGGCGCAGAAGCGGATTTCTCGGTTAGAGTCCCGCAGCGTGAAACTACCAAAAGCAATGAGCATTGAGGGCGGCGCATATTGCAGCGCTCACGCTCATTACGACTCTGATGGAGATTATTACGATCGCGCAGATGTGGAAGAGATGCTTTCCGTCGCTGGCATCAAGGTGGAGACTGAGTGATGCGTAAATCATCAATAGCAATAGCGATGGCACTTGCCTCGATAGGTACAGCTTCTGTGGCATGGGAAAGAACCATTTGCGAGCTTCGCCCGCAATCATATCCGGTTTCAAATCGCCATACAGGGAAGGCTGCAGAACGCCGAAACGCCAAACGCCGCAGGAGAGCAAAGAAATGACCAAATCAACCATAACCAGAGAGCAACTGGAAGAATGGGTTGCACAATTTGATGAAGATGGCGGCTGTGATGCCACTGACAGGCAGTTAGAGGCTCTCATTCGTCAATCGCTGGCCGCAATGGACCTCTCGCCGGTAGCTCCTGTTTGCACGTGCCCCAGCGGTGACGGTTCGCTGCGCTGGCCATGTCCGGTGCATGCGGGCAACTCTCCGGCGCAATCATATTGCTGTCCGGCGCAAAACCACGTTTCTCCGGCGCAAGACGGCAATTCTCCGGCAACTTCGGATAACTGGCAAGTCGAGGCTGAAAAACTGGCAGAAATGCACGGCATGAGTTTCGTTTTGTTCAGGCACGGAGAGGCTCCTCAATGTGCAGATCCGACAAAAGTGGTTATTTCATTCACTGATAAAGGACTTGGACACGATGCGCTGCCAGCAGCGCCGCAGGAGGTTAAGCCATGACCTTCAACCGGTACGTTTTTACGGTCATGCTGCCTAATTTAATTTTCTGTAAAATAGTCGGAAAGCCAGCAAAAGCGATCGAACAGATAGCACGCAAGGTACGCATGGCATGCGTCCGACGCATGCAGCGCGTCATAATGGATGCTCCGCCAAGGGAGGAGAGAAGTGAGTAAATCCCCCGCAGAACGCAAAGCCGCGCAGCGCGCGCGGCAGTCCGCCGCCGGTGAGCGCAAGTTTGAGGTGGTGCTTGACGAGCAGGAAATGGAGATGCTGGCGCGTAACTGCGCCGCCCGGCGCCCTGGTCGCGATCCCTACGAAATGGCCGAGTACATCGCGCTGCTGATCCGCCAGGATGATGCCCGCGTGCGCGGCCGGATTAACGCCATCAGCAAACGGCGCTGTGGCAAGTGCGGCGATCAACTGCCGGTGGCATCATGCCCGTGCTCTGGTGACTCTCAATGCTGGGCCACTCTTGGCTGGCACGAAACAAAACTACCGCTGTGACATGTCACGGCAGGTTGACTAAATCCTCGCATGATTATACTGTTTAAATATACAGTATTTTTTATGTGAGGTCATCATGGGGTTTCCATCACCTGCCGCAGACTACGTTGAGCAAACGCTAACCGTTTCCCGCCTTTGTCAGTATGACGCCAACTGTCGCGCCCTAGAGACTGCCGCCGGTTATGCCATCGTCAATGTCTGCCGCCGGCCAAAGCAGGGTGATCATGTCCTTATTGCGTATGCAGGAAAAACTGAATTCGCTGTTGTCCGCGGGCAGGCGCTTATCACTGATGATGGTGAGGCGCTGGAGGGGGACGCCCTGGACGATGTTGAAGTGCGGGGAGTCGTTACCTACCTGATAAACCGGGCCGGGTGGGTGAGTGATGATGATATTCCGATCATGTAACATCGCTGGTGGCATGGTATTATTACCTAAAAGGTAATTATTTTCGGGGTGTTTACCATGCCAAAGGATCCGAAGCGCAAATCAACGCAGTTCAAGCCGCTGACAGTCCAGCAGGAGGCTTATTGCCAGGAGTATGTGAAATGCCCTGAGAATCAGACTCAGGCGGCAATTAACGCCGGGTACTCACCAAACACAGCGGGAAAGTTCGCTAGCCAGAACATGCGCGATGCGCGTATCCAGAAACGAATTGCTGAGCTCATGGAGGAGCGCAACAAGCGCCTGCGCGTCAGCGCTGATTATGTCCTGCTGCGCCTGGTGGAAATAGACCAGATGGACGTTCTTGATATCCTGAATGATGACGGCGGGATGAAGCCGATCGCTGAATGGCCGAAGGTCTGGCGTACCTCTCTCAGTGCTATGGATATCGCTACCATCAAGACGACCCAGGCTTCTCTGCAAAAAGAGAATGGCGAGGCGGATCTCTCTGTTGAGGATGTCGAGCATATCCTGAAGAAGGTGAAATGGCCCGACAAGGTGAAAAACCTCGAGCTCATCGGTAAGCACGTCGACGTTAACGCGTTCAAAGAGCGCATGGAAGTTAACGTGAACGTTACCATTGCCGACCGCATGGCCGCCGCCCGGCGCCGCCTGAAAGAGCGCCAGGGTGGTGACCAGTGACAGACGCCGCTTTATCCCCGGAAGAGCAGCTGATCGACGATATCGCCAGCTTCACCCATGACCCGCTGGGATATGCGCTGTATGCGTTCCCGTGGGGGAGGATGGCACCGAACTGGCGCACGCCTCCGGGCCGCGACAGTGGCAGGCTGACGCATTCCGCGAGATAGGCGAGCACCTCCAGAACCCGGCAACACGCCATCAGCCGCTGATGCTGGCCCGTGCATCCGGTCACGGTATCGGCAAATCTGCGTTCATCTCGATGCTGATTAACTGGGGCATGTCAACCTGCGAGGATTGCAAGGTGGTGGTGACCGCCAACACCGACAACCAGCTGCGCACGAAGACCTGGCCGGAAATCATCAAATGGTCGAACCTTGCCATCAACAAAGACTGGTTTACCTGCACCGCTACGGCGATGTACAGCAACGATCCAGGCCACGACAAACGCTGGCGCGCTGACGCAATCCCATGGTCTGAGCACAATACCGAAGCGTTCGCCGGCCTCCACAACGAGCGTAAGCGCATCATCGTCGTATTCGATGAGGCCTCCAATATTGCCGATCTGGTGTGGGAGGTTGCCGAGGGCGCGCTGACGGACGAGGACACAGAAATTATCTGGGTAGCGTTCGGTAACCCAACGCGCAACACCGGGCGATTCCGGGAGTGCTTCCGCAAATACAAGCACCGCTGGAAGTGCGCGCAGATCGACAGCCGCACCGTCGAAGGCACCAACAAGCAGCAGTTGCAGAAATGGGTGGACGACTACGGCGAGGACAGCGACTTTGTGAAGGTCCGCGTGCGCGGGATCTTCCCTGATGCATCAGAGCTGCAGTTCATCCCTACTGGGCTGACAGACGAGGCGATGAAGCGCATGGTTACCGCGGCACAGGTGGCTCACGCCCCGCGGATAATCGGCGTCGACCCGGCATATTCCGGCGTGGATGATGCAGTGATTTATCTCCGCCAGGGGCTGCACAGCAAAGTGCTGTGGACCGGCAACAAGACCACCGACGATCTGATTATGGCGAAGCGTATCGCCGACTTTGAGGACCAGTACCAGGCTGACGCGGTGTTTATCGACTTCGGCTACGGTACCGGGCTGAAGTCCATAGGTGACGGCTGGGGCCGCACCTGGCAGCTTGTGCCGTTCGGCGGCGCATCGGCTGATCCTCAGATGCTGAATAAGCGCGGTGAGATGTTCAACGCCTGTAAGACATGGCTCAAGCTCGGCGGCGCGATTGACGACCAGGAGACGGCGGACGACCTGTCAGCGGCAGAGTACAAGGTGAGGGTGGACGGCAAGATCGTCATGGAGCCGAAAGAGGATATCAAAGAGCGTTTGGGCCGGTCACCGGGCAAGGGCGATGCGCTGCTTCTGACGTTCGCATACCCGGTGACGAAGCGTTCAGATTTCCCTGCTGCCGGCGGCAAGCAGCCCAACGTGATCAGCGAGTACGACCCGTGGGCATAAACGGAAAAATATATAATGTAATTAATCAGTTTGTTTTATATTTTTTGACCACCTTGAGACTCGTTCTTTAATTGCTTCCTTTTCATTTGAAATTATTTCGCTTACTTCCTCATCAGAAAGGTGAACATTGCCATCAAGTATGCTTTTATAATATTCATTCATTAGTTTTAAATCATTATTATCAGCAGTAATAGATTTATTTTCATTTAATGCCTTTTCGAGCTTTGCCTCGGTAGTTATGATTTTCTTTGCATAATCTTGATATTTTATTTGCAGTTCTGATAATTGCTTTGATAAATCGTCACGCTCTTTAGTAAGTTCACCCATTCTTACCTGTGACTCTGTTATTTGCTCTTTCATTGACTGAATGTCCTTTTCAGCGCCAGTTTTTACCTTGTCGTAAGTAACATCATGCTTGGCCTTCAGGCGCTGCAATCGCGTTGAGCGTTGAATCATGCGCGCCTGTTTGAAGTTCTCAATTGAATCTGCATTGTCAAGCGGCTTGCTTTGCAATTTCGTTATAGCATTATTAACCCACGGCAAACCAACACATAAAACAAGTGACGAGAATGCAGGTAAAATAATTACGTTCCACCAACTGCTATTTTGTGAAATGTATTCTATTTTGTAGTAAATTCCGTTGTCAGCAAAAAATAAATAAAGTATTTGCTTCCAGTTAAATGCGCACCATGAAATTGCGAAAGCACCGAATGCAGGGTTTTTAACGCGATTCATTGCTGTGTTGAATGTCGATGCCGTGAATTCTTTAAGTGATTCTAACATGATAAGCCCATATGTTTTTTATGGGAGTATACCGTTATGGTTGCGCTCAGTCACCAGGCAAAAAAATGCCCGGCGAACCGGGCAAAACAGGGATGATGGAAAGTGCCGTCCTTGGCTGGGTGTCACAGGGTTTACAGCATGAAGTCATCGCAATGGCGTCATGGTGTAAAGCCGCATTAGGCGGCTTTTGTGACCGGCGCTAACCATGCTTTGTTGAATTCCCGCATGGCTTCTTCTGGGGTGCTACCTACGCCGACAACTCCGGTTGGCAGGTCGCCATATATCGCAAGCCATTTATCTCCATCCTGACTAAGCGTCGGTCTGTACAAAACACTCGGTTCACGCATGCATTCAGAAGTAATCTGAAAGTCAGAGGCAACGTTGAAGAACACGTTTTGGAAATATCCGAGGTCAATATTCATACTTTTCTCCGGTAAAAAGGGCGGTGGTCAGAAAGGGAATAACTGCCACCGCCAAACTTGCACTGGAACTACGGGTATCACGGTCCTGATGCGTGATTGGGTTGTGGTGGCCGGTGCTGTAATTTCCGGCATTCAATCACGCCGTGTGATTGAGCTGTTTATAACTTACGCTGTGTAAGTGGCGCATCAGCCTGCGCATTCACCACAACGAAGAGAGCACTGATTACCACAGTGGACCACCCGGCGAGGGAGGCGTTGCTTCCGCCAATGCTCTCATCGTTGCATCCTCGTCTCTTCCGAGGTGTCACACCGTACCGCCACGATGGTGAGTCGCTGTCGTGCATGCAGGGCATGGCTTGCACATTCCGGCTACCCGCTGGGCCATGTACCAAGGAGCCCCCGGACCGCTATCGACGCATGTGCCATATGCCGGATGCTTTCACACCTGAAAGCGCACTCCGCCATCTGAGTAACGACAAAGCCACCAATGGAAGGGAATGGGGTGCGCTTTCATGTTGTGTTTACCAAAAAGGTAATAATTTATCGTCAAAAGGTCAATACACTACGACAAATAAATCATATGTGGTTAAATTGGTAATAATTTAAACGCGTATGGAGTATCGATATGTGCATTGGCAGCAAGCCTTCAGTGCCTGCAGCACCAGAAGTTCAGGCGGCTCCGCAGGAACAGGATCAGGCTGTAGTCGATTCCCGCGATGAAGAAACCAGGCGTCGCCGTGCGGCCGCCGGGCGTAGTTCTACGCTGCTGACCGGGGCGCAGGGTGATACCTCCGCCGCAAATACCAGCGGCAAAACGCTGCTCGGTCAGTAACTGGAGCGCGGAAGATGGCAGCGGAAACCCTGAAAGAGCAACTGCAAAAGCAGCAGGCACAGCTCACTAATGATCGCTCATCGTTCGATCCGCACTGGCGAGAACTGAGCGACTTCATCAATCCGCGTGGCTCCCGCTTCCTGGTCACCGATGTAAACCGGGATGACCGCCGCAATACGAAAATTGTTGATCCCACCGCCACCCTGGCAGCACGCACGCTATCGAGCGGCATGATGTCGGGGATCACTTCTCCTGCTCGCCCGTGGTTCAAGCTGGCAACGCCTGACCCTGACATGATGGACTACGGCCCAGTGAAACTGTGGCTTGAAGTCGTTCAGCGCCGCATGAACGAAGTATTCAACAAATCCAATATCTACCAGTCGCTGCCGCTGCTTTACGCCAGCCTGGGGAATTACAGCACCGGCGCTATGGCTGTTCTGGAAGATGACAGCGACGTTATCCGCACGATGATGTTTCCGATCGGCAGTTACTACATGGCGAACTCTGCGCGCGGCAGCGTTGACACCTGTTTCCGCAAATTCTCCATGACGGTGCGCCAGCTGGTAATGGAGTTTGGCCTCAATAACGTCAGCGATTCAGTGAAGGGCATGTGGGATTCTGGGAACTACGAAAGCTGGATCGAAGTTATTCATGCCGTTTATCCAAACATCGACCGCGATACTGCCAAGCTCAACAGCAAAAATAAGCCGATAAAATCGGTTTATTACGAGGTCGGAGGCGACAGCGATAAGTTGCTGCGTGAGTCAGGTTTCGATGAATTCCCGATTATGGCGCCGCGCTGGGAAGTGAACGGCGAGGACGTATACGGCTCATCCTGCCCGGGAATGATCGCTCTTGGTCAGGTTAAGGCTCTGCAGCTTGAGCAAAAGCGCAAAAGCCAACTGATCGACAAGGCCACCAACCCGCCGATGGTTGGCCCGTCATCACTCCGCAACCAGCGTGTTTCCCTTTTGCCTGGCGATATCACCTATATCGATCAGGTCACCGGCCAGGACGGATTTAAGCCCGCCTATCTGGTTAACCCGAATACCGCCGACCTGCTCGCCGATATCCAGGATACCCGGCAGATCATCAACAGCGCCTACTTTGTCGACCTCTTCATGATGTTGCAGAACATCAATACCCGCTCGATGCCGGTTGAAGCAGTGATCGAGATGAAAGAAGAGAAGTTGCTGATGCTTGGGCCTGTTCTTGAGCGCCTGAACGACGAATGCCTGAACCCGCTTATCGATCGCACCTTCTCCATCATGGCGAGAAAAAACCTTCTACCGCCGCCGCCGGACGTCCTGCAGGGGATGCCGCTGCGCATTGAGTACATCTCGGTGATGGCGCAGGCGCAGAAATCTATTGGGCTATCAAGCCTGTCATCCACCGTCGGCTTCATTGGCCAGCTGGCACAGGCCAAACCGGAAGCGCTGGACAAACTCAACGTGGATCAAGCCATTGATGCATTCGCGGAGATGTCCGGTGTCTCGCCGACAGTCATCGTTCCACAGGAACAGGTTGAGCAGGTTCGCGAGCAGCGCGCTCAGCAGCAGCAACAGCAGCAAATGGTGGCTATGGGCATGGCTGCCGCTCAGGGTGCCAAGACTCTCAGTGAAGCGCAGACGGCGGATCCCAGCGTACTGACAGCGCTTTCTAACGCAGCAGGTGCTCCTGCAGGTGGCCAGCAATGACAGATTTTGATGATGACCAGTTGGCTGCTGAATCGGCACGCGAGAAGGAAATCCTTCAACAGCGTGACATTGAAGATATCCGTTTCGTCATGGGTAGCGAGCAGGGCCGCCGGGTGATCTGGGGGGTACTGGAGCAGGGCAAGGTGTTTTCTGCCTGCTTTGCCGGTGATCCGCAAGTGACTGCTTTCAACGAGGGGCAGCGCAACCTGGCGCTGGCATTGTTCCAGCGCGTCATGGCGCACTGCCCTGAACAGTATCTGAAGATGGCCGCAGAGGCCAGTGAACAGGAGTAACCATGAATTTATTTGAACGTTTGCTGCATCGCCGTCTTTGCAATGAGCAACCTGCTGATGGTGGCACTGCACCGGCACCGTCTGAGCCACCCGCACCTGCTGCTGACCCGGAAAAACCAGAAGGCGATAAGCCACAGCATGGCGCTGAAGGTGACAAGCCTCAGGACGATAAGCCCGCTGATGGTGATAAGCCAGCAGACAAGCCTGATGACAAAGAGCAGAAGCCAGAAGGCGCGCCGGAGAAATACGAATTCAAGCCAGCTGAAGGCCAGGAGCTTGATACTGCAGCGCTGGAGCAATTCGAGCCTATCGCGCGTGAGTTGAACCTGACTAATGAACAGGCTCAGAAGATGGTCGACCTGTACGGCACGAAGATCATGCCAATGGTGCAGAAGCAGCAGGCAGAAGCATGGCAGGCGCAAACTGAAGAGTGGGCAGCAACTGTGAAGGCCGATAAAGAGATCGGCGGCGATAAGTTGACGGCCAACCTCGGTGTTGCTCAGCGAGCCCTGGACACCTTCGGCACGCCGGCGCTGAAAGAGTATCTGAACGGCACAGGGCTGGGTAATCACCCGGAGCTGGTGAAGGCGTTCGTCAAAGTAGGAAAAGCCATGTCAGAAGATGGCGTGGTGACAGGAAAAGAAAGCGGTCAGCGTAGTGCGGCCGAAGTGCTTTATGGCAAATAAGAGAGGATATAACCATGGCTGTTAAAGGCATTACTGCGCTGACGCTGGCAGACTGGGGTAAGCGCATCGACCCGAACGGGAAAGTCGATAAAATTATCGAACTCCTTTCCCAAACCAACCCGATCCTGCAGGACATGCTGATCGTTGAAGGCAACCTGCCGACCGGTCATCGTACGACCATTCGCTCTGGCCTGCCGTCGGCGACCTGGCGTCTGCTCAACTACGGCGTCCAGCCGAGCAAATCGACCACTGTGCAGGTTACCGATGGCATTGGCATGCTGGAAACCTATGCGGAGATTGATAAATCTCTGGCAGATCTCAACGGAAATACCGCTGAATTTCGGCTGTCAGAAGATCGCGCTTTCCTCGAGGCGATGAATCAGCAGATGGCTCAAACGCTTTTTTATGGCGACTCCAGCGTTAACCCGCAGCAGTTCATGGGCCTGTCTTCTCGCTACTCCGACCTGACGGCTACCAACGCGCAAAACATTATCGACGCCGGCGGTACTGGCACCGATAACACTTCAATCTGGCTCATTGTATGGGGCGAAAACACCGTTCACGGTATCTTCCCGAAAGGCCAGAAAGCAGGTCTGCAGATGGAAGATAAAGGCCAGCAGACTCTGAAAGATGCCAGCGGCGGCCAGTATGAAGGCTACCGTACCCACTATAAGTGGGATAACGGTCTGTGCCTGCGTGACTGGCGCTACGTTGTGCGCATCGCGAACATCGATATCAGCGACCTGTCCGATCCTGCTGCGGCAGCCAACATCGCCAAGCTCATGGTGAAAGCGCTGCATCGCATCCCTAACCGTGGCATGGGGCGCCCGGTGTTCTACATGAACCGCACCGTTGCCCAGGCTCTTGACCTGCAATCTCTGGAGAAATCCTCTCTGGCGATTAGCGTCAAAGAGACTGAAGGCGATTGGTGGACCAGTTTCCGCGGCGTTCCGATTCGTGAAACCGATGCGCTTCTGGAAACTGAAGCTCGCGTGGTTTAACCCCTGACTATAACCAGCGGCCCGGTAACGGGCTGCTAAATGGAGAAATGAAGATGATCCTCGACAAACTGTTGATGTTCTCCGAAGCGCAGGCGGTTACGGCTACTGCTGCTTCTACTGATGTGATTGACCTGGCGCCTGTCGACGGCACCCGCCGTGATATCGGCGTTGGTTATCCGCTGGAGTTCTGGGCTCTCGTTAACACCACGGCTACCGCTGCTGGTGCCGCTACCGTCAACGTGCAGTTGCAGACCAGCCCGGACAACAGCACCTGGACGACCATTTATGACAGCGGAGCCCTGGCTCTGGCAGCGCTTAAAGCTGGTAAGCGCGTTGTGTCGGCGAAGGTACCGGCGGGCGTTCAGCGCTATCTGCGTGTGAACTACTCCGTAGCCACCGGACCGCTGACTGCTGGCGCGTTCACCTCCGGTATCAACCTGGACGTTGATGCGAATACCCCGTACCCGACCCGCTCTAAAGTGACCGGCTAAGGAGGTATCGATGTCAGCTGAAAAAGCAAAATACCGCGTGCTGCGTCTGTCCCATATCCATAACAACCTCTGGCCGGAGGGTTCAGAGATTGAGTATGACGGGGTGCCAGGATCCGCGCTGGAGCCGCTGAACGAAGCGGCGAAGGAAGCAAAGGCTAAGGCAACGCAAAAGGTTGTGGCTCCTGCTGTTGTTAAACCTGAGCCGCTGAACGAAGGCGGTGGTGGCGATGACGAGCTGGATAAGCTCCGCGAAGAGTACGAGTTGCTCTTTAACGAGAAGCCTCATCACAACACCAAAGCAGAAACGCTGCGCGAGAAGATCGCCGAAAAGCGAAAAGATTTAGGCGTCTGAGCCTCAGAATAAACCAGGGGGCTTCGGCCCCTTTCTTGTAGGAGCGTTCTATGGAAATGGTCAATCTCAAAACCGGCACCGACAGCTACCAGGATGAAAGCGGCGAGACCAAAACCCGTGACGAATATCCGTGGGGACTGTGCATCACGCTGAACAATGACACCCTGAACAAGCTGAAAGCGCAGCCGCAGAATGTAGGCACTGAGGTGATGATCACCGCAAAAGCAGTGATTAAGGGTATCTCGGCGCGTGAAGGCGACGATGGCACTTTCCGCAGCGCGGATCTGCAAATCACCGATATGGCGCTGGCACCTGTTTCGGGTGAGGCGCAGAAGACGGCGGCGCAGACGCTTTACGGTGAAGGGGGAGAGTAATGGCCTCTGTCATTGAGATCTGCAACCGGGCGCTGAGCAATATCGGTAATAACCGGAGCATCAACAGTCTGGAAGAAGCCAGCAAAGAAGCCGGGCAATGCTCGCTGTATTACGAGTCGATTCGAGATGCTGTGCTGGCCGACTTTGACTGGAATTTTGCGACCAAGAATATCGCGCTGGCTGACACCAACAACCCGCCGCAGGACTGGGATTATGCGTATACCTATCCCACTGACTGCCTCCGTATTATTGAGATCCCGCTGCCTGGCGTACGGTATCCGACGGCTGCTATGCGCGTGCAGTACGTGGTCGGCGCGGACAGCGCCGGCACGGGGCGACTGATTTACACCGATCTGCCGCAGGCCTGGCTTCGGTATGTTGCCCGCATCACCGACGTGAACATGTTCGATTCCATCTTCCAGGAGGCTCTATCCTGGCGCCTGGCCGCGGCTATTAACATGGTTCTCACGGGTAATGCCGACCTCGGCAATAACGCCCTGAGCATGTATAGCCGGATCATCCTCAGTGCTGGCTCTCACAGCATGAACGAGTCGCAGGAACCGCAAATGCCTGACGATCCGTTTACCGTAGCGAGGATGTGCTGATGGCTGTTAGCTGGATACAACCGAGCTTCTCAGGTGGCGAAATTGCTCCATCGCTCTATGGCCGCATCGATATGGCCAAGTATCAGGTGGCGCTGCGCAAGTGCGATAACTTCATTGTGCGGCAGTATGGCGGGGTAGAGAACCGCCCGGGCACGCAGTTCATCGCCGCGGCGAAATACCCGGATCGCAAATGTCGCCTGATACCTTTCCAGTTTTCGACGGTGCAGACCTATGCGCTGGAGTTTGGCCACAATTACATGCGCGTCATCAAAGACGGCGGCCTGGTGCTGACCACCGGCGATGTGATTTACGAGCTGGCGACACCTTATACAGAAAATGATGTTTTCGGCCTGAAATTCACCCAAAGCGCCGACGTGATGACAATCGTGCACCCGTCATATCCGCCTAAAGAATTGCGCCGGTATGCGCATGACAACTGGCAGATCGTCGACGTACAGACTACCAACGGCCCGTTTGAAGATATCAACGTCGACGAGTCAAAAACTGTCTGGGCCAGCGCCACAACCGGGACAATCACGCTTACCGCGAGCTCTGCAATATTCGGCGCCGAACAGGTCGGAAAGCTGTTCTACCTCGAGCAGCCAGCCGTTGACTCTGTACCGGTATGGGAAACCAGCAAGAGCACATCGATCGAGGATATCCGGCGCGCCGACAGCAACTACTATCGCGCCAATACCGAAGGAAAAACCGGGACGCTACGCCCATCACACACCGAAGGTATGGCGTGGGATGGCTGGGGCGGAACCGGCGATGATGATACAGGCGTGCAGTGGGAATACCTGCATAGTGGTTTTGGCATTGTGCGGATCACTGCCGTCGCCGGTGACGGGCTGACTGCAACCGCTGATGTGGTTTCTCGTATCCCTGAGAACGTTGTCGGTGCTGACAAGGCCAGCTACAAGTGGGCGCGCTATGCGTGGAACAGCGTCAATGGCTATCCGGCGACGGTCGTCTACTACCAGCAGAGGCTGTACTTCGCTGCATCCCCTGCGTATCCGCAAACCATCTGGGCCAGCCGTACCGGTGACTATAAAGACTTCGGCAAGAGCAACCCGACGCAGGATGATGACAGGATCGTTTATACCTACGCTGGCCGGCAGGTTAACGAAATTCGTCACCTTATCGATGTCGGATCGCTGGTTGTTCTGACCTCCGGCGGTGAGTTTGTTGTGACCGGTGACCAGAATAAAGTGCTTACGCCTTCTGCATTCTCCCTGAGTTCTCAGGGCTCAAACGGCTGCAGCGATGTGCCTCCTATCGCGGTTTCGAATATTGCGCTCTTTATCCAGGAGAAGGGCAGCGTCGTGCGGGATCTGGCCTACTCGTTTGATGTTGATGGATTCCAGGGCAACGACCTGACAATCCTCGCTAATCACCTTTTCCAGAAGCGCAGCATTGTCGACTGGGCGTTTTGTATTGTTCCGTTTTCCAGCGCGTTCTGCGTGCGTGACGATGGAAAATTGCTGGTGCTGACCTATCTGCGTGATCAGCAGGTTTTCGCCTGGTCTCCGCAATCCAGCGCCGGGAAATATGAGAGCACTTGCGGTATCAGTGAAGGCAGCGAGGATGCGATCTATTTCGTGGTTAACCGCACTATCAACGGCCAGACGAAACGCTATATCGAGAGGCTGGCAAGCCGCCAGTTCACCGATGACCTTGACGCTTTCTTTGTCGACAGCGGACTGACCTATGACGGACGCAACACCGGCAGCCGGGCGGCGACTATCACCGGTGGAAGCGGGGACTGGAGTTATCAGGTGCCGTATACCCTGACGATGAGCGGGGCCAGCTATTTTACCGCGGGAGACGTCGGCGCACAGATCCAGTTCCCCTACACAGGAACCGATCCTGAAGATGGTAGCGCCGTTTCCATGCAGCTGCGCTGCGACATTATTTCGGTTGAAAGCGGCAACTCGGTAACCGTCACAGCCAACAGGAATATTCCTCCTGTCCTGCGCAATACCGCCACCACTAACTGGTATATGGCCCGCCAGACATTCGCCGGACTCGATCACCTTGAAGGACAGACCGTCAATGTACTGTCCGACGCCAGTGTAGAGCCGCAGAAAGTCGTCACCGGCGGCGCCGTTACGCTGGAGAAACCCGGCGCAGTGGTCCACATCGGCCTGCCGATTAACGCCCAGTTTGAAACCCTGGACATCAATATTAACGGGCAGGAGACGCTGCTCGATAAGAAACAGCTGATCAATTCCGTGACGCTGGTGGTCAACGCCAGCCGAGGCATCTGGGCATCAACTCCAGGCGGCCAGTGGTACGAATACCCTCAGCGCGAGTTTGAGTTTTACGACGATCCGGTTGATGACGCCACAGGCAAAGTAGAGGTCAAACTCGACAGCAACTGGGATAAAAATGGGCGGGTAAAAATTCGTCAGACTGACCCGCTGCCGCTTTCTGTGCTGGCGGTGATCCCCCGCATCACCGTGGGAGGTTTTTAATGATTAACGCTCAGATAGTCCCGGCCACCGCAGCGCACATCGCTGAAATTATCCCCCGCGTGCGCCTGGCAGACATCGAAGAGTTTGCCGCCACGAATGGCTGGAGTGCTGCCCGTGTTCTGGAGTGCGGCCTTCGCACATCAACCTTCTGTTGTGCCGGCTTGATAAACGGCCGCGTAGTCACCGTCTTTGGTGTGGCGCCCGCTTCAATGATTGGCGGCAGCGGGATCCCCTGGCTTGTCGGCACGGATGATCTGGAACTCTATCAGCGCACATTTCTGCGCCGCTGCCGGAAGGTGGTTGCTGCAATGCTGTCCGTCTATCCGTATCTCGAAAATTATGTCGATGCCCGTAACCACGTCGCAAAAGCGTGGCTGCACTGGCTCGGTTTTACCCTGGAAGACCCGGCGCCGTATGGTGTGCTCGGACTGCCGTTCCACCGCTTTTACATGGAGAAAAACTGATGTGTGATCCGACTATCGCCGCCGGCGCGACTTTAGCGCTCAGCGGCCTGTCTGCATATAACCAGTATCAGCAGGGTAAATATACTGCCGCGGTTGCTCAGCAGAATGCTGATGTCGCAACTGCCCAGGCTAATGACGCCATAAATCGTGGTAACGCGGAGGCTGATCAGCGTCGTCGTGAGACCCGGCAGCGGCAGGGCACGCAGGCGGCAATAATGGGCGCAACTGGTGCTGATATGAGCTCAGGATCTGCGCTGGATATATTCGGGGATACGGCGCAGTTTGGCGCACTGGATGCTCTGACGACCGTCAATAATGCTCAGCGCGAAGCATATGGATATCAGACGCAGGCGGCTAATTATGAAGCGCAGGCCAGCGCGGCTAAAAGCTCAGGAACTATCGGCGCGGCGACAACGCTGCTTACTGCGCCGCTGAATGCCTATGGTGCATACCATATGTTTGGCGGGACATGGAATCCTTTCACTCAGAGTGAACCCGCTCCAATCTCAGCCGCTGTCGGCACCAAAACCGGTCGATAAGGAGAAAAATATGCCAGTTGTACCAACAGTCGCCGGGCGTCAGGTTGAAAGCCGCGGCGTTTCCACTCAGGGATTTCAGGCATTCGATCAACCAAACGCAGGCGATGCGCTGCTGAGCGCAGGAAGCCAGGCGCTTGACGTATTCGGCCAGGCTAAACAGCGCGCAAACGTAGCTCTTACTCAGGAGGCTTCACTGCAACTGAATGCCGTTGGCAATAATTTGCTGAATAACCCTGACTCAGGCTTCATGAATCTCCAGGGTAAAAATGCAATCGGAAAAGGCCAAGAATACGTACAGCAGTTCGATTCACAGGTACAGAGTATTGCTGCAAACCTCCCTGATGAACAGGCGAGAAATGCATTTCTACAGCAGGCACAACAGCAGAGGATTCAGTTTGCAACGACCGCCGGGCGCCATGAGATTGGTCAGGTTCGTCAGTTTGAGGCAGGTATGCAGGAAGGCACGCTTCGCGCACTTTCTCAGCAGGCTCTTTCTCCTGGTATGTTCGCACCAGCACTGATGAACGCTCGTAATTCCATTATTGCCTACGGTAAAGCCCATGGGCAGAGCGATGAAGAAATCGAGTCGAATTTCGTTCAGTGGCGTGAGCAGGCTGCCAACCGCGCCAGCGAGGCGTGGTATACACCTACCTATCAGCAGATGATGGGACCAGAAGGCAAGATCGAAGTTACTGACACGTCGAGTGAATCGCAGCTTTTTTCCGCTATGATCTGGCAGGAGTCTGGCGGCAACCAGTACGGGAAAGACGGCGCTCCACTAGTATCGCCGAAAGGCGCGGTTGGCGTGGCTCAGGTCATGGAAGATACCGGCCCGGAAGCTGCTCGACTTGCTGGAGTGCCGTGGGACCGTGATAAGTGGCTGAATGATCCGCGCTATAACGCGAAGCTTGGGCAGGCGTACTTCAGAGCTCAGATGAAGAGGTACGACAACAACCCAGTTCTGGCGGTGGCGGCTTACAACGCCGGGCCAGGTTCAGTAGATAGCTGGATCAAGCAGTTTGGCGACCCACGCACTGGCGCTGTCAGTAATGAACAGTTCGCTGCGGCGATCCCTTACGATGAAACCCGCAATTATGTGGCTAAAGTAACCGGCAGCGCCCCGGCCATCCCCGGAGCGGCTACAATGGAAAATCTCATCAATCAGCCGTTTTGGGATGCAATGAGTCCACAGAACAAATCAGCGATGATGAGTAAGGTTGCTGGACTGTACGACATGCAGGCAGCGGCAGGTCGCGTATCATTGCAGAGTCGCATGCAGGATGACATGGCTAAGCTGGAGGCCGGGCAGTCGGTAAATCCGATCTCCGAGCGGGAATGGCTGGCGGTGATGCCTTTGCAGGCCAGCCCGGCGGAACGCATTCAGATGCGCGAGTCATTCCAGCAGTATCAGCAGGCGATGACGCTACAACCGATTTATCAAACCATCGTGCAGGGTTCAGCGCAGCAGGGTATTGCAGCGGTCCAGTCGATGGTGCCAAAGGAAGATGATCCGGATTTCAAATTTAAGCAGAGCCTTTATGCGACTGCGCAGGCCAAGCTGAATCAGGTGATGAAGGCGCGGGAGTCTGATCCTGGTACGTGGCTGCAAGCAAACTCTCAGGTGGTTAAGAACGCCTTTGAGCAGTACCAGAACAATCAGGCTTCAGGAGAATATCTGGTTTCCCGCCTACAAGCTGAAAAAGACCGCCTGGGTATCAACAGTAAGAAGGTCCTGCCTGACTCCATGGTCAATAGCCTGATTTCTAAGATCGACAACAATAAGGAATCAAGCGTTACCGCCATTCAGTCGGTGGCGCAGTCATTCGGGAAATACTCTGATCAGGTTATGCAGCAGGTGCAGAAAAGCGCGTACCCGGCGTTGCAGGTCATAATGGCGACCAATAACCCGCGAGCCGCAAACGCTCTCTGGCAAAACCGCAGTGTTAAAACCTCTGACCTCCGCGGAAGTTTTGAGAAGACCGATGCCGACAGTGCAGATTCATCTTGGAATGACCAGGCCAAAGACTTTGCCGGGACGATGGTTGTACAGCCTGGCGGGGCAGCCGTGTGGAACAATTTCAACGAGCAGGGTAAGCGCCTGACCTATATCTATATGCAACGTGGCATGTCGTCTGGCGATGCTGCGAAAAAGGCCTATCAGGATGTTCTCGGCGAACAGTATCAGACCAGCGGAACATGGCGTATTCCGAACACTGCTGGGCAAGATATACGCGACGTGAGAGACGGCGCCAATGTGTACCTGAAAAACCTGACGGCGGATCAAATCATGCCGCTTATCGGTGATTCCCGCCTGCCGGATGAGGTTAACCGCGAGCAGAGCATTTCCCGCATCCGTGATAATGCGCAGTGGGTTACCAACAGTGACGAGACAGGGCTGACTCTGATGATGAACGGCCTGCTGATCAACAATGCACAGGGGCAGCCGATAACAGTTCCGTTTGCTGATCTGGCGAAACTTGGCGCTGGCAACCGCACCACCTGGAACAGCCTGACCAAATTCGTGCAGACGCCGGTTAAGTACAGGCCTGGCCAGTCGAAGAATTACACGGCGGAAAGTCAGCGCGACAACCTGATCAACATTATCCAGAACGGCCAGCAGACGGGACGATAAGATGCCAATTTATACAGATGATCCTGGGCAGGGTATAAACCAGCCGTTGTCGAATGCCCCGGCAGGGCTGGGTGAATCTCTTCTTTCCTCACTAAAAGAGGGGTTCAACGAAGGGCCTATCGTATCAGGATATCGGTTTTCCCAGGCCGAGAGGCTGGCGAATGATCCCAATTCGACCATTGTCGCCAAATCGGATGCCGATGCTCGCCTGAAAGAGTACGGCGTGAAAAGCATTAACGTACCGGAAAGTGGTGTCACACAGTCGTATCTTGACCATGTGATCAGCGAGCGCCGGGAATCGCTGGCGAAACAGCAGATCGCCATGTCGGCCCCGTCCGGATGGGTAGCCACTCCGCTTAACTTTGCCGCAAATCTTGCCGGTTCCATGGCTGATCCCGGAAACGTGGCGCTGGCGCTGGTCCCGTTCGGTGGAGAAGCGAAGGCGGCAACCATGCTTGGGCGTTTCGGCGAGCGTCTGGCTACCGGCGCACGGCTTGGCGCTGGACAGGCCATTGCCACCGTGCCACTCACGGCACAGGCAGCAGCAGCAGAAGGCGATGACTTCACCTATGGCAATGCGCTGGAGAGCACCTTCTTTAATACCCTGGCTGGCGGGCTGATGCACGCAGGCGGCGGGCTGATCGCTGATGTGGTGCGTTCCCGCAGGGCGACCGCTGGTGAAAACCCTGCCACCTCGGCAGACGCTCAGCCCGTCATTGATGCTCAGCCAACGCCGGTGGTCACGCCTGACAACATCCCGGAAGGTGTCAATATTCCTGAGTCCGGCACTAACGCTGATCTGTCAGCGGCAATCGCGCGTGATGCAGAGGCCTATGCCTACAGCCGCGCCTATGATGATGTCGTGCCGGAATATCTGGCCCGTCAGCAGGAGGTACAGACCGGGCGCGTCGACAACGTGGCCGATCTGCGCACTGAGCTGGCGGCCAACAACCGGCAAAGTGAAGCGCTTGACGCTACGCTGGCCCAGCGTACAACAGAGTACCAGGCGCAACGTATGAACTTCAAAGCGGCGCGTGCTAGGGCACAGCGTGATATTCAGGGTGAGAAAGACACTATCGCCGCGCGTAATCAGGAAATTAACCAGACGCTTGAGCGCAACGCCGCCGCAGAACAGGCGCGCGGCAGAGAGGCGCAACTGTCACGAAAAGAGATCCCCGACGACCTGGCCCCATTAATCGACCAGCGCGCACAGCAGATCCGCGAAAGCATGCAGATGTCGCCGGTCGCCGGTGCCGTTCGTACAGCGTCGGCAGCAGTGCGGGAGGCCGACTGGAGCGTAAACCAGCAGGCTTACCGCGGCGCGCTGGCGCACATGATGGAAGGCCGCTCGCCTGACATTGAGCCATTCTATGACCTTCACAAACCAGCGCTACGCGAGCGTGCTATCCAGCGCATCCAGAACCCGGTGCGGCAAGCTGATGAAGGTTCACGCGCCGTCAGTGAAACCGCCGATCGTGTGTGGCAGGATACGCAGAAGGCTGACCATGAAATCACAGCGGCCACAGCCGATCTGGAAAATGAGTTCAATATCAGTGACGCGCTACTCAACGACATTGCCACTGACAATCCTGATCTGGCTGCGTCAATGCGTGAGAACATTGCTGCGATCCGTGCGGAGGCCAGTGACGACTCTATCGGCAAAGCATATCGCGCTTTCGCCGCCTGTATGATTAACCGGGGACTGTAATGGCTAACGAATTTCTGACGCAATGTGAAATGACCGTCAATACGGCGGCAGGGCGCAAGCTTTCTGAGGACGAAATGGAATCGCTGGTACGTGACATGAACGACACAACCAACCGGATCTTGGCTGGAAATGAAGCCCTGACGCTGGAAGAGGCTGCGATGCGCGCCGCGCAAGAGCTTGGCAACCGTGATCAACTGGCAAAAGTAATCGAGGCACGCAACAAAGCTATAAACACGCGCATTGCAGCGCAGCGCCTTGGCGAGCTTCGCAGGACTTGGAAAGACAGACCTGACATCGGGCTTGAAGCAATGCTGGTGGGACGTAATGACGCGCGTACCGGCTCACGCCGATCAGTATCGTCTGAGGTGGCCCAACTGCGCGGTAAATATCACGCCGGTATCAACTACGATTTCGACCAGGCCGGACTGGTTAAATTTATTGCCAGCGGCAGTAACGACCGGGAGATCGCTGACGCTATGTGGCGCATCGGTCGCGGACAGAAAACGGACGGAATGACGCCGCAATCAGTAAGCGCCGCTAAGATCATCATGAAGTGGCAGGAAACTGCGCGCGTGGATGAAAACCGTGCTGGTGCGTGGATTGGCAAGATGCCCGGCTATATCGTCCGGCAGTCTCATGACATCCTGAAAATCCGTGCCGCCGGGTATGAGTCCTGGCGCAATGCCATTCTACCGCGGTTGGATGATGCTACCTTTGACGGGATCACAGACCGAGAAGAGTTCCTGCGTGGTGTCTACGACGGCCTTGCCTCCGGTGTTCACCTGACATCTGAAAAGCCTGACTGGATGAATGGCTTCAAGGGATCTGCGAATGCGGCGAAACGAGCCAGCCAGGAGCGCGTGCTACACTTCAAAGACGGTGTGAACTGGCACGAATACAATGAGCAATTCGGGACCGGCAGCCTGAGAGAAGCTATATTCGGTGGACTGAACAGTGCAGCTCGCACGACGGGCATGATGCGCGTGCTGGGCACCAACCCGCAGAACATGTTCAAGTACCTGACTGACACCATCGCAAAAGACGTGAGCAAGCAGAGCAACCCGGCGGCGCTGGCAGACTTCATGACCAAAGTGCGTCGGCTGAATCGGACGGTGATGCCCCAGGTAGATGGGTCGCTGAATATCCCCGGCAGTGTCGGCTGGGCCAATGCCTCCGCTAATGTGCGCGGCTGGCTGCGCATGAGCCAGCTCGGCGGCGCAGTTATTTCGTCTTTTAACGACGTACCGATCTCGGCGACAGAAATGCGTTATCAGGGCCAGAACTTTATGCAGGCGCTGACCGGCGCAATGAAGGGCCGCTTTTCCCGTTATACCAGTGATGAGCAGAAGGAGATCCTGTCATCCATCGGCGTTTACTCCGATACGATGACGCAGGAAATCATCCGCCGCATGTCCGGCGATGATAGCATGAGCGGAAAGATGGGCCGCGCGCAGCAGTTGTTCTTCAAATACAACCTCATGAACTTCTGGACAGAATCCGGACGTAACAGCAACGCCATGATGATAACCAACTGGCTGGCGAAAAACGCTGATCAGCAGTTCTCTGCACTGCCTGAGGATCTTCGCCGCGTGCTGGACCTGCACGGTATCGGTGATGCTGAGTGGAACATCTACCGCAGCATGGACATGGCAGACAGCGAGGGTCGCAAATTTATGACGACCAGTGGCATCCGTGCAGTTCCAGATGAGGTGATCGGTGACTATGTAGAGTCTAAAGGCCTGAAGGTCACCGAGCGCTCTATTGCGGACGCCAGAGAGACTCTGGAGAGCCAGCTGCGCGGGTACATTCTTGACCGACTGAACATCGCCATGTCAGAGCCTGGCGACCGCACGCAGGCGTTTATGAAGATGGGTACGGTGCCTGGTACGGTAGCAGGGGAGGCAGTACGTTTCGCTGGGCAGTACAAATCTTTCACTGCCAGCTTTATGCAGAACGTGCTGGGGCGTGAGGTGTTCGGTAGAGGTTATACTCCAGCTGGCCTTGGTGAATCGAAAACCGGATCGCTGACAAATGCGCTGCTACGTAACGGGAAAGGTGCCTTCCTGGGGGCTGCAAATCTGTTCGTATGGGCAACCATGTTTGGATATATCTCTATGCAGTCTAAGCTATTACTTAAGGGGCAGACACCGAGACCTGCAGATGCCAAGACATTCCTCGCAGCAGCATCTCAGGGAGGCGGCTTGGGAATCTTGGGCGACTTCATGTTTGGCGAAGTCAACCGCATGGGAGCTGGTCCTGTGACATCATTGATGGGGCCAGCGGCATCTAACGCTGACAGCATAATCACGCTGCTCCAGCAGACAACGCGCGGAGACGCTGATTTAGGGGACTGGTATCGCACAGCGCTGGATAATACCCCATTTCTTAATGTCTTCTGGCTGAGAACGGCAATGAATGGTTTAATACTGAACCGTATACAAGACGCCCTTGACCCAGGATCACTGGAGCGCTATCAGCGCCGTGTTGAACGAGAGCAGGGTAACGACTTTCTGATCCCACCATCGCAGTTCATGCTAGGGAAGTAATATGAACAGAATTTTATTAATGATTGTTCTTATGTTTTTAGTTGGAAAAGTTTCTGCTGATACTACATCACCTTTAATGATTCAGCCTAAAAATGGAGAAACATTGGAGGATTCTAAAAAACATACGATGGAATACTTTGGCTGCATAAAAGGACAGGCCGTAAAGTATGCAAAGACAGGCGAAAGTGTTGATTCCATATCAAAAGCTTCGGTTGTATCATGCGAGTCTTACATACCAATTATCGCTGAGTCGAATATATATTATTTAAATTCATCTCAAGAGGGTAAGCGACAATTTACGGAAAGACTAAAATCAGATGGCGAGAGATTAGCAACAAAATTTGCAATGGATGAGAAGCTAAAAAAGAATTAATGTGACATGTCACAACGCCACCCATTAAGAAGCCCGCAAGGCGGGCTTAATTAATTTCTAGGATAATAGGATCCTTGGATTTGAAATCAGCTTTCCTCATTACGGTTACAACTGATTGCACTATCCATTTTTTCCCATATCTAAGGTCATGAACAACCGAGCAAGGAAAATGCAGTTTTGTCTTATTGCATTTAATTGTGAAAGTTGTTCCTTCCGGGTAGCCAAGTAACGTAGTGAGATGAATTTTTATGAATTCCTTGAAGACATCCTCAAGCTCATTAAGAGATATTGCGGGATTGTTTCGAGGATCATTAAGCCTTTCGTATGCTGCATGAAAGGTAAATTTAACCTCTGCACAATCTTCCTCAAGGATGTCATTTATCTCAGCTTCCAGATCAAGAATCGCCCGCTTTGTTATAGTCATAAGTACTGCTCAGCAAGATCTTTGAGTTTTGAGTTGAGCTCTTCATCTGTTTCTGCATGCACAGTAGCTACATGATGACTTTCACGCAAGGTCCCTACACGCACATCGAACTCAACATTGTCAAAGCTATCAACGAAAACAGCCTTTCCACTGTCTGGGTTGTAGAACGATGCGTAGTTCTGGTCGAGTTGCATGTCAAAGTTAAACATAAGATCCTCCCGTGCGGGATGAGACGTGCGCTGTCTCTTCATAATGTGGGGTTTCGTTTCCTGTCTATGCCAGGTCGCGACCTGCACACCAAGTATTCAACATTTGGTTGAGTACCGTTGAGGTAAATATACCCACAGGTATTGTTGGTTGCAAGATGAGCAGAGCAATAAAAACGCGATATCAATAGATATGAATAGGTTACGCATCATGCTTTTTAAGGCGCTTCCCTGCGCCTGCAGCCTCAGTAACCCTTGGCCTTAGCCATCACGTACTGAGCATGCGTCTCTATGTCGCGCAGTACGGTGCCGATACCAACAATGTAGCTGAGCATGGCCGTGACCTCTGCGGCGGCGCCGGATACATCATGCCCGTCAGCATCGAGTTCGCGGAGCAGTTTCATCACCATTGAGCTTTTCGCCAGTTCACGCAGGCCATCAGGTGAATGGATGTGATCCTGATAGCGTCGGTTAAGAGGGAAGGTGTAATGCTTCTGCTCGACCTGCAATGCATCCATGATCGCCGGCAACATGCTGCTTGTCATCTCCTTCGCCAGCATGCGGGCTTTATCAGCCTGGGAGAGTTCTTCCCGAACGTAGCGGCCAGTCTTGCGGATCTGCGGCAGCACCTCGCTGGTTACCCATTTGCGGAAGCGGTAGGGGATGGTGCCCGGCGTCACCGCATCGCGGCAGCGGAGGATAAGAGTGTAGAGGCCAGACTCGGAGATGATCAGTGTATTAGGGTTACCGCGTTTTCCGTCGGTTAAAGCGACGGTATTCTTTTCATCATCGTCGAGTTTAAGAAGGGCGTCTCGGTTATTGGCTATGCCAAGTGCGTGGCATACATCGAGCGCAATAAACCATGGCGCGCCATCAATAATAATGGCGCGGATATCAGCTTGCGATTCAAAAGAGAAAACGGAGGTACTTTTTGTGCATGTCATAGCGATCACCTTTGTAGTTTGGTAATCACCACTGCGACGCCAATCGCTGGTGGTGAACTGTGCAGGGTTGGCGTAACCGGCTACAAAGGACCCGGCGCGGATTTCTCCGCCCCCACACAGCCCACCATAATCTGGGTATAACTGTGCTTTACGCATAAAAAAACCGCTTGCGCGGTGTATGCGCCTTTGTAGTAATCCGGGACGCCAATCCCGGCACCGGATTTTGCCGATGCCCGATCACTATGGCACAAGGAAAATGGGTTGTAAATTTACCATTTTGGTAATAATAAACCCATCGTTATTTTGATTTCAATCACTATCTGAGTTGCTGCCTGATCTGCATTGCGCAGAAATCCAGGTGTGTTTGCAGCTCCCGCATAGACAACTGCGAGCTTGTCACATAATTAACCAGTGCCACCAGTTCCGCCGCCGCACCGCTGACATCGTGGCCGTCTCGCTCCATTTCCCTGAGCAACTCCATCAGCTGTGATTTTACAACCAGGGATCTGACCCCTTCCGGGGTGTGAATACGATCCGCAAAACCTTCTTCGACAGGATACTGGTACCGCTCTGGCATTAGGAATACTCCCATAAACACTGTATATATATACATATAGCAAAACAAAAATGTAAATTCTAGGGGCATGTTGTTTACCCTTTAGGTAATAATGCCATTCATGAGCGTATGTATCATTCATATACGGTTTAATTGGTAATAGAATGATCTCCAGTGTGGCGCGCCGGGCGCTGCGACATCCGGAGATTTCATATGACGGTCTCAACCGAAGTCGACCATAACGACTACACAGGGAACGGCGTTACCACATCTTTCCCGTACACGTTCCGCATCTTCAAGAAGTCAGATCTCACTGTCCAGGTTGCCGACCTCAACGAAAATATTACGGTGCTGGCTCTGGATACCGATTACTCCGTTACCGGGGCGGGTACCTATTCTGGCGGGAATGTCGTGCTGATGTCACCGCTGGCCAACGGATGGCAAATCTCTATCTCGCGTGATCTTCCCGTTACTCAGGAGACTGACCTCCGTAACCAGGGGAAGTTCTTCGCAGAGGTGCATGAGGATGCGTTCGACAAGCTGACCATGCTTATCCAGCAGTGCTTCAGCTTTCTACGCCTGGCGCTGCGTAAGCCGTCGTTTATCGCTAACTATTACGATGCACTCAACAATCGTATTCGTAACCTGCGTGACCCATCTCAGGATCAGGATGCTGCAACAAAAAAATATACAGATACTCTAAACGCAGCTGCGATAGGCCATTCAGATGATTTGTTTAAAAGAACAATGAGAGTGCCTGAAAGCGCAATATCAATACTTCCTGCTAAGGATTTTCGAAAAAACAAAATAGTTGCCATGGATAATAATGGCGATCCACTTATGGTTTTGCCTGAAAGTGGCAGTGCTGCGGATGTGCTTATTGAATTGGCTAAACCAACTGGTTCTATTTATATCGGTCATCATGAGGGTAATACAGTGTCAGAATATTTAGACTTAACGAAAGCATTGCCTCATGTAGCTCCATTGTGGCAGAAGGTGCGAAGCGCGCAGGCAGATGCTTATATTATTATTCTTGGTGATTCGACGGGGAACTCAGATTTCGAGTGGGTTTATAAATGGTCAACATGGGTTGCATCTAAATATCCCACTCATAGTGTACGCTATCGCTTATTTGTTGATGGCTCTGGATGGGATCCCGAAATCGTAATGAGTACAGGTACAACAGGCAGATCAATTTATATTGATAACGTGTCTGTTCCTGGTTCTACAGAGCGTTATTACCAGGGAGCGATGCGCTCGCAAATCTATAACTCCGGTCGAACTTATGACCTGGTCATTTTAAACTATGGTCACAATGAAGGGACAACCGTTCCTGAGTTGACAATTCAGGCAGGATTTACAGAGGGTGTTCTTGCTGTGAAGCAAGATAATCCAGGTGCTCCTGTTATTGTTACGGCACAGAACCCGCGGCGTGATTTTCCAGACCATTCAGCGCGAGCTGTTAGCGCCTGGGCTAAGGTCGCCGCGGTGCAGGGACTTGGTATCATTGATGTCTATTCAAAGTTCATTGAGTTGGGTGTCCCAGAAAGCCTGTATACCGACTTTATCCATCCTAATGCAGCTGGCATGGACGTGTGGGCAGGGGTGGCAATAGAGGCGCTGAACGACAATCCTGCATTCCAGTTTGATAAAGTTATTGAGACGTATACAGGACCGTTGCGCCCGAACCTTGCGCCAAACCCGGCATTTAACTCCTGGCTTTCGTCTTTACCAGTCTCATGGGCAGTGAACTCAGTAGCTGTTTCTCGAGATCTCTCCCGACGAGATTCTTTTGCGTTCAGTGTAAAAGCTGAAGTTTTGAACACATCTTCTCCTCTTTTTTATTGTGATCTCAGTGATTATCTTTTTGCCTTTAAAGGGCAATGGGTGACCTTTGCTGCTCGTATCTGGAAAAATTCTGGTCTTTCTACAAACGCAGGTCGTCTTCAGATATCTGGAACAGGGATGACTGCTGTTACATCGAGGACTAAAGCCAATGAGGCAGAAAACGGCTGGATGTGGGTTGTCTGCCACGCATTATTACCTAAAACCATTACCACCCTGCAGATTCGTCTTATCCCAGGCAGCACTGTAGGCGAGTATGTTCACATCGACAGGTGCTGGTTTGGGGTTGGTCTTATGCCTTCTGATATCGATTTTATAAATCAGTCACAGGTGCAACTTGATGATTATTACAGCCCGCTAAACGTCGGTATTCCATCTGGCTACGATGGAACATTAACTGTTGACGGAAGACATATCACTGTTACTCCAGCAACTACAAAAGCGCGTGTGTATATAAACATAGAATATTTGACTGTTGGTAATAATTACAAGGTTACATGGGTTAGAAATAACTCATCAACAGGCGATGTTTATATCAGAGGTGCTGCATCTGGCTTAGGCGACATTATTACGCAGGGAGAACTTGAGACTGCTACCAGCCTCACTTTTACTGCTACCAATAAAACAAACTCAGTACTTATTGAAACCGATGGGTTAACACCTATCGATGTAAATATTTCAAGCATAGTTAAAGTGTGAGGCATATATGTCAGCATCTTCTTTAACTGGCGACTCTCTGACACAGATGCTGAGTTTCAGTTCTATGGCAGCTGTTGTCGCCGGAGTTCCGCCAGAAGTGGCTCTTGGCTCGCTCGCTGGGGCGGTAATTTTCGTTACCTCCGCAGTTGAGTACCCTGTCAGGCGCCGAGTTCTGCTATCGATTCTGAGTTTTCTCTGCGGACTTCTCTTCTACAAACCCACAGCATCAATTCTGATCGGCGTTGCGAGCATGATCCCCACCATCACACAGGACTCGTTCGAGCGGGGCATTGTGTACTCTGCCGGCGCGTTCGTTGCGGCAATTGTCGCGGTGCGGGTCGGGATATGGCTGTATCACCGCTCTGATAATCCGCGCGATTTAATCCCGGGAGGAAAAGACGATGACAGGTCATGATCTGCTGCTTATCGCTGATTCCATCAGCGGCGCCGGGATAGCGCTACGGGTGATGTTCTTCCAGCGCAACGGATCGCGCCACCGCCGCTGGGGCGGGTGGATAGCCTATTTCCTCATCGTGGCGGCGGCCAGTATCCCGCTGCGCACCGCGTACTCATACCTGTACCACTTCCCTATGACCGCAGATCTTTCTGAGGTCGTTATCAATGCTGTGATGTTCGCCGCGGTGCTGAAGACGCGCGGCAACGTCGTGCAAATCTTCAAGATATCGAGGTCGCAACATGGACATTAACGAGTTTCAGAAAGCTGCCGGCGTTAGCCTGGCGCTGGCCACACGCTGGCATCCGCACGTTGTGGCGGCCATGAAAGAGTTTGGCATCATCAAGCCGTTGGATCAGGCGATGTTTATTGCCCAGGCCGGGCATGAAAGCACTGGCTTTACCCAGCTCGTTGAGAGCTTCAATTACAGCGTGGCGGGGCTGGCTGGTTTCGTCCGCGCCGGGAGGCTGACGCAGGGCCAGGCTAATTCCCTCGGGCGCCGACAGGGCGAACCTTCGCTTCCACTGGAGAGGCAGCGGGCCATTGCCAATCTGGTGTACAGCAAACGTATGGGGAATAACGGGCCGACCGACGGCTGGTTTTACCGCGGGCGCGGCCTCATCCAGACCACTGGACTGAACAACTACCGCGATTGCGGGGCTGCCCTGAAGGTGGATCTGGTTAAGCAGCCGGAGCTGCTGGCGCAGGACGAGTATGCAGCGCGGAGCGCGGCCTGGTACTTCGTTAAATATGGATGCCTGAAGTACACCGACGACCTGATGCGCGTCACGCAGATCATCAACGGCGGCCAGAATGGCATCGACGATCGCCGTGTACGTTACCTGTCGGCCAAGAAGGTGCTGGCATCATGATCACGGCATTCGTGAAAGCATACTGGAAACAGTTGCTTATCGTGTCGATGCTTGCTGCTCTGGTGGCCGGCGGCGTTGTAGTCTGGAATATTCACGGTGACAGACAGTACGACGCCGGGTATGCGCAGGCGAAGGCTGACCGCAAAGCAGAAGATGAGAAAGCCCGTCAACATGACGAACAGGAGAAAGCAACCAATGAACGAGAAGCGCAGCAGAGGATCGACCAGGCGCGCAATGATGCTCTTGATGCTGCCGCTCGCGCTGGCCGGCTGCAGCAGCAGCTCGTTGCCATCCGTGAGCAGCTCAGGCAGTATAACGCCACTGTCGGCGCTGGGTCGTCAGCCGCAGACACCGGAGTTTTGCTTGCCGACGTGCTCGAAAAATCTCTCGAACGAAACCGGCAACTGGCAGAATACGCTGACCGGGCAGCTGAAGCCGGAAGGGTCTGCGAAAGACAGTACGATGAACTAACCAGGTAG